CAAGCTTGAAATTGTGATATACCATACGGTTCTTCGACCATACACATTTATACTATATAATTATTGTTTATTTTCTAATTTAGCGAGTTTGTAGTGGTGATAAAAATGTATTAAACTTAAAATCAAAGAAACAAGAACAAATGGGTTATATCTCGATTTTCTATTAAGAACGAATAGTACAACCGAACCTATAATAACGATGGTAGGTAAGCTAAATAATCCGATTTGAATATCGGTCAAACCAAGAAACCGTTTTTCTAATTTATTAACATCTGGTGTTTGTACTGGTGCGTAGTATTCTTTTCCTTTATATCCTGGCATTTATTATATACACACAAAAAAATGTGGATTTTCATGATACCAATACTATTGATATTGAATGATTACCTTAAATCACCTATAGATAGATTATATTTTCAAACACCTTTACGTCCACTCGTTGGTATACGAAATTCAATCGTAGATTTATTATTTTATAAACCGCATTACTCGGTAGACGATTTTACAGGTTTATGGAGGGTACAAAAACACTTTTTCGATATAAAAAATGAATACGATACCTTATGTAAAAATAAACAAAAGTATTATTTTCATGAGCTTGATCCGTGGTTTGAATATAATCAAAAATATTATTACTATAAAATACACGATTTTCCGAAATTATACGCATTTTTAAAAACTGTACCATGTGTCGATCATGCCATGATTGCGGTCATGGAAGGATCGATGTCTATACCAGCACATCGTGCCGAGAGTAATTTACAGTTACGGTACCATTTAACACTCGAAGGAACAAGTAATCTTACCACTGAGTTTGATATTCATCAACATAAACCCGGTGAAGATGTTCTTTTTGATCACGCACGTCACCATAGCGTTGATAAAACTGGTGAAGAAAAACGTGTTGTTCTTATTTTAGATATTAATCGTTTCTAATCTAAAGGTGTTTTCGACACACCGCTTTATACATGTCATGATCACCAACAAGTTCGAGTTCATCATTTTGTACGATACGTTTTGTAAATGGTCCATGTGTCCCATCCATACACACCATACACATCGCCGATATCTTAAACACTTTATCGGCGAGAGGTACACAGTCTATAAGTTCACCAAACTTTCTTTGTTTATAATCACCATCGAGACCCGCGAGTAAAATCGTTTTACCTGAATCGAGAACCTTTTCAACAAACTTTTTAAGATCCGTGAAAAATTGAGCTTCATCCATAGCTATAACGTCAACATCCGAAAAATCAACTTCATCGAGATTATTGGTTTTTATACAATCAAAACGAACATTATCATGCGTACGTAAAACATCTTCCGAAGCGCGTGTATCCTTTTTAGAGTTTATAACGAGAATACGTTTACCTATAACTTTGTACCGTTTTAAACGCCTGATAAGTTCGGACGTTTTTCCTGAAAACATGTTACCCATAATAATCTTAAGACTCATTTCTAAATATACGTATTATTTTTTTATACTTATATACTATATGTTGAATATTTATTTATTTCTATTAGTCTCATTTACATTTAATCTTATGACAGGGTATTATGTCTCATATAAAAGAAATGTTAAGGAAAATGATAAAATATACGACTTGGGATTTAAAATTTTACCAAACCTTGAAAAGTATGATTATGTTAATGATTATATATTGATTATACCAATACTCTTTTTGATTTATCATTTTAGTGGTTGGACTAAAAATAAACAAAATACATTTTTAATTACAATGGGTGTGATGTATTTATTTAGAAGTTTATCAAATTATGTTACAACATTTCCAAGTATGAAAAAATGTGATTTAAAACCACCTTTTGGGTTCTGTAATGATTTTATGTTTTCAGGACACACGACGTTTAACATAGTTATTTCTTATTTTGTTAATAGTATATTATGGCCAATTTGGCCAATAATTACATCTATATTAACGATTGCGACGAGAGAACATTATAGTGTTGATGTATTGATAGCGTGGTTGATATTTGGTTCTTTACAATGTAGAATATAATATTTACATAAATAAATGACAATTGAGATTGTTACATATGCGAATAAATCATCAGGCATGTTCGAAGAACTTATAAATAACGAACATGGTGTTAAAGTAAAAGTTCTTGGTATGGGTACCAAGTGGAATGGTTATTCAGACAAATCTAAAGGTCTTTTAGAATATATGAAAACAAAGAATGATGAAGACATCATCGTATTTGTGGATGGATTTGATTCCAAGATTAACAAACCTATAACTGATGTAGTAAAAATATTCAAAGAATACAACTGTCGTGTTCTATTTTCAAAAAATCCACCATGGTTTTTTCAATCATTTATATTCGGTGTATGTGATGATTCAATCGCAAACGCGGGTATGTATATGGGATACACAAAAGAACTTCGTCAAATTCTTCAGTTAGAAGCTAATTTGCTATGTGAGGACGACCAAGTCAATTTAAATGGGTTATGTGGAAAATACAATTTTGTAAAAGTTGATAAAGATGAAAAAATTTTCAAAAACTTTAGTCCAATTCAAAAAATCAAAACGAGTGATGCGATATTTGTATCTTTCCCAGGAACTCTTGGTATAGATAGATACTGGAGAGGTTTATTTGAATACACACAATTCGTATACATGTATATTTTATGTGTACTCATTTTGGGTCTTGCTTTATTTCCACAATATCAGCGTATATTATCGATACTTTTAATTTTTGTATTGAGTTTTTATATATTTTTTGCAGATAAATCGTGTACTACACACACATAAAGAAACAACTCTTAGAATAATAAAAAACATGGAAACACTTAGAATTAAACGATTAACTCTCGAAGCAACTTTACCGACACGTGCATCCCCTGGATCTGTCGGGTACGATTTGTATAGTATCGAAAACATGACTATCAATGCATGTGAACGTGGTATTGTAAGTACGGGCATTTGTGCAACGATACCACATGGTGTGTATGGTCGTATTGCACCTAGATCAGGTTTAAGTGTAAAACACGGTATTCAAACGGGTGCCGGTGTTATTGATCCGGACTATACGGGTGAATTGAAGGTTATCTTGTTTAATCACGGGAGTGAACCGTTCGAAATTAAACAAGGCGATAGAATCGCCCAACTCATTTTGGAAAAGTGTGAAACACCACTTATTGAGGAAGTTGATGAATTAAAAGAAACAAAACGTGGCGAACGAGGTTTTGGATCTTCGGGTAAGAACTAATTTAGTTACCAAATGCGATACCACCCATACCATTCTTAATCCTGAGAATGTTATAGTTGACCGCATACGCACGAATCATATCAAGGTTTGCATCGGATGGACCATTAATATTTATTCTCGCATTATCGATTCGCGAAAAGTTCAAGGTACCCGTTGGCTGAGATTTGTTCATGGTAAGGCAGAATGGCCATGTATATATTTGTTCCGAATCGACCGTGGTGTTAAGAACCGAACAGTGTCTCGATGGAACAACGTTTCTGTGGTATTCGTGTGTCATATTTTCAAAGAGTGGAACACCGTTAATAAACATAGACGCATCCGTGAAAGTGTATGATGTAGAGGCACCCGATGCTGAATCGTTACCCGCAGCTATATGAACGGCCTTTACTGGGTGATTAAAGTAGGTCAAATCAATCGACGTATCGGAAGCAGACATTGGTTGGTGTTGTGTTTGTGTAATGAGAAGTTCGTGTTCACCATTTGCAAAGAATTCACGTTCGTCTGTGTCGACAAACACGTACGAACCGTATACCTTTGGTCTAGTACTACTACTTAAATCAAATGTACCATTTCTACACTTAATTCTAATTTCAACTTCGTGGTATTGAAGACCGACAAGTGGTAAAGATTTCGTCCAATCTTCACTGAAAAAGAATGGGATTATGTAACTACCGGTAGAAACATTATCACCACCGTCTTGGGTTGTCGCGGCACACGACGCTTTTGCCGAAGATTCGTTATACAAAGTATTGTGCACGGTATTAATGAAAAGTGTATCCAATTTAGTCACTTCTTGACCACCAATCCACAAAGAGAATTCAGTTGGTGAAGTTTCATCTGATGTCGCATTCGCGGATTTAAAAATAGAATGGTTGTGGTTATTATTATTAATATTGGCATTTTCAATCCACACGTAACTCAAGAGATCACCTTTCGATTTGATAGGGATGGAAACTTCGTTCCCCGAACCAAACGTCCCGATATAATCCATACGTTCTGGTTTTATCGAAAAGTTTGTGTGACGTTTATAGTTTTGTCTAAAAAAAGAGACTTGAGGATCGCCTGTGATATAGACGTCCTGGGCACCGACTGAGA